CCACTAGAAGCACTATTATCAACTGATACAATCAATGATTCTAAAGCTAGGTTTACTTTTTCTTTGTTGTCTTGTGAAGTACTTAAAACACTAAACTTAGTTGCGTCCATTGGCAAAGTTTGAGCCCCTAATTCCGTAGAACTTAACCCTAATCTAAGAGTATAAACACCTGCATTAGCGTCATAATCTAAGAAAGTAGAACCGCTAAACATTGCCTTAATTACAGACTCATCATAATCAGTTTGTAATCTTGTAAAGTCTCCTGAATCTCCGTTAGTGTTTCCGTTAAGAATCCAAGATCGTTCCTGTGAAGATGTAGCATTTTCTAAAATAAGAACATCACCAACTTGCAACGGAACACCACCAACAGACCAAACACCACCCCCAAATATACATCCAACACCTAAACAAGCTGCTAAAGTTGTAGAAGTGCTATCAATAGCTACTTCATTTGTAACTAATCTATTAATCTTTAATTCTGTACCATTAACAAACTCCGCAAATGCCGTAGAACTTGAATGAATAGACAAATTATCCTGCTTTGCTGCAAGAAATGACACCATAGAAGCAGAAGTAAATGCGGTTGTAGTACTAGAACTAGCACCGCTTTCTACTAATATATCTTGTGCCGCCTGATCTGCAATAGATTCAGATTGAGATAACCTAACCGCTTCATCTGCGTTTATAGCATCCTCATTAAGCTGTAAAGACTTCGCATCTTTTAGCTCTTTGTTGTTAAAGTCACTACCTCTGTAGTGCTGTTTTTTAGTAATCGCCATACTAATACAAATTAAAATTAACCGTTAAAATTATACATATCTAATAAATCCACTATTAAGACCCTCCATATTAACAATAAAACTGTTATTATTGTCGTTGTGGTCTATATCTACATCTGATTCAGAAAAACCTCCAAAACCATCAGCAGTATCTATTTCTACAATAGGCTTATATCCTAAATTATGAACTACCTCATAAATACCCATGTGATCTGTAAATTGTACCTCTTTAGTCCTTCCATGTCCTAAATGGTCGAATAAACTTGAAACATCTGTAATAGACCAAGAAGAAACACCGTTAACAACTTTCTTTTTTATGGTTAAATACCCTTTACCATATAACTTAAAGTCATTGTTACCCTCTATTAATTGACCAGTTAAAGGAGTAAAAACACCCCTAACAAAAGAGTTTTTAAGATTCTTAAACTTATAGATATACTTTACATCAACTAAGTCTAAATCAGGTAAAACAACATTATAATTAGAGTCTGATACTATATTAAAATACTTATCATGGTCTAATTCATTAACAGTTAACACCGATTGAACAACGTCTATATCTTGCGTGTTATAGTTATAACTAGATAAAGCTTGAAAACTAGATACAGATTCAATTATTTTTATATGAAATGTAGATAAAGGAGGTATACCAATAAAAGAAGATACACGACAAACAGCATTAACTAAACCATCTGATAAGCAATAAGCGTAACCATCCCAAGTAGCCGCGTTAGCCTGTATGGTTTGCCATATTATAGGATTAGGATAAATTATACATAATTGACCAACTTCAACACCAGTAACAGGTATGTTAGCATAAACATAATTAGTATTACCATTCCATGAGCCTTGTGTTATATTAACCTCTTTATCAATAACCTCAACAGAACCACCGCCTCCACCGCTTTCGTCAGCAGCAGTAAACACGTTACCATTATATTTTAATACTTGGTTTATTTGAGGTGGTACATCAAAAGAAACGTCTGATAGATCATCTAAACTAGAAACACCTATTGATTCAACAGGGCTAGAAGCTTTTTCTAAAGTAAGAAAACTACCAGTTGAAACAGTCCTTAAAGCTGCTGTAACCCCTCCTTCTCTTCTAACTTGTAAACCTACCTTTTGACCTGCTGTTAAGTTTATAGAAGTTGATAAGTTACACGATGCTGAATTGATAGCTGAACCACTACCGCGAATGTAAGCGTTACCACTTTCGTCACCAACTAAAACACCATCAACAGATAAACTAACAACTGGCGTAGGTCTTTGACCTGTTGAGTCAAATACAATACCTAAAGAAACATTATAAACTCCATCTTCTGGAACTTCTACACCTTGACTATCTAAATTCCAAACAGAACCCTCTGAAAATTCAACACCCCCTATACAGTTCAAAGGCTCAAAACCATTATTTACTGTAGCATTAACTAATATATTATCTAATACATTTGTTTTAATCAAAAAAGATTGACCACCACCGCTACCGATAGAACTTAAAGGAGTGTTAACCCCGTCACCTGTAACAGTAGTACCATCAACTAAAACAGTATTAATGTATCCTGCGTTATTGTTTAAGTCTGTAATATCTCCGCCTACATCTACTTTGTTATCTAAAGCTGTTTGTGTATCTGTTGATATTGGTTTATTTAAGTCACTTGTATTATCTACATTACCTAAACCTAGATCTGTTTTATTAATTACAATGTCTCCTTTTCTACCATTAACAGACAATACTTTTTCTGTACTTACAATTCTGAACCAATTACCCGCAACAGTATCAATCCAAACAGCTAAATCAAATTCATTCCATTCATCATAACCGTTTAAACTTGTGTTACCTGCTACACTTACTTGGTATGCTTCGCCTTGTTCTAGTGTAATTGTACTTAAATCTGGTGTATTTGTGTCTGCATCCCAATAACCAACAACCTTTAAACCTCCCTCAACTGTACTAGGTATTAAATCAATAGGTATTTTACCTGTAGATGGGTCTATATCTGCTGTTTGAATCTCTCTCCACTTTACACCGTCAACAATTATATAAGGATAAGTGAATGTTCCACCTTGACCATCTGGCAAATCCCCCGCTTCTACTTCAAAAGCATTATCACAAACTAACAAAAAAGTTAAAGTCTCACCGTTTTTCTGAAAAAAACCATCCCTTAATAATGGAATCTGAATATCTGCATTAACACTAGGTGATTCATTGATTAAAACATTTTCCGCACTTGAAGGTTGACCGCTAAAAGATTTAACATCGTTTATAGTTGCTGTACTCCAAACATAATCAGTAGAATTAGGGTTTAAATTAATACTTTTAAAAGCTTTAAGATACCCATTTACAAACCCTGTAGACGATCTTAAATACCAATTATAAGTAATAATATCACCTAAAGCTGACGGTATAATAACAGATATAAAGTGTTTTGTTGTACCTGTTATATCTTCTATAAAAGGTTGACTTAATATAGTAGTTGTTTGGCTTGGTTGTGCTTGTCCTTGTGGGCTATTTTTATCAAAAGCTTCATAAGCATCAACATAACATAAACCTTTTGATAACTTATTTTCTACTACCACCTCTGGCAAATAGTTAAAGCTATTCCCGTTGTTTACATTTGTAGCTACTAAAAGCTCATTTGTAGAACCTAAAGACTTTCCACCTCCAAGAAATACAGATTGGTTAGGAAATTGAACATCTCTATCAAATGTTACTAAGCTTTGAGTTTGTGTAAATGGTAGATCTGGATTAGTATTAATATCTCCTTCAATATCTCCCCAGTCAACAGAACCACCACCTCCACCGTTGTCATCTAAAAAAAAAATTAGCTCTAAAGCATCTCTTAATTCTGTTGCTGTTGTGCTACCTGCTCCGACACCTAATATCGTATCTACGCCTATATTTATATCAAATTCTGTAGGTCTAGCTGAATTAGTCCTAATTTTTAATACGTTGTTTTCTGCTAAATCTGGTATAGTTAATTCTACTAAATTTTTACCCGCTGTATAGCCTTGATCGTTAAAATTAATACCTAAAGATTTACCATTATCAATAAACTCGTAAGTAAATGGCATTTAATAAATTTTAAAGTTTAAAAAAAGCGGTTAAAAGGATTATTTAAAACCCTTCAAACCGCCCCAATAAATTAACTAAAAGGGGTTTTTACACCCCTAATATTATACCTCTGTGATGTTATCTATCGCAGTAGCAACATCTGAACACTTCATAAACGCATTAACGTTGTTAGCTTCAACTAAAAGGTTAGCTCTAATAGAAGCTTTCAAAGCAACTAAATCAGACTCCCAATCAGTATCGTTTTCAAAAGCTATTGATGTTTCATAAGATTGATTAACAAGTAATTCAGCTCTTGAAGAATCAAACACATAACAAGTATTAGCAGCAACCTCTGGCGAAGTAATAATCTTCATACCGTTAACCATTGGTACACCGTTCACAGTAGTCATTCTGTAATTCATATAGTTATTATCTCCATCTTTATAAGAGTTAACAAACTTGAACCAATCTAAAACGTTTACTACTGCCGTATCTGGTTGGTAAGAATTTTCTTTACCTAATACAAATATTTGAGTTTGCATTGCTCCCAACAAATCAACAAAGTTAGCGTCTTTGATAGTAGCACCGATAGGAGCATCAGTGTTATCAGCATCAAATTCAGAAGATACTGAATCAATAGAATTTAACTCTTCTCCTGTTCCTGATCCTAATAAAATTTGTTGATCTAGTCTAAACAATACAGAATCATTAATCAAAGTTTGTAATCTACCTTGAACAAATGAATAATCATTAGCATAATCAGAACAGAACTTCAAAGTATCTTTGATTTTCTTAGTGCTGATGTTTTGCGTTTTAATTGTTTCTCCTGTTGTAGAAGTAACAGGAGAACAAACAGCCACGTTTTGAGCATCTCTAGTTACTGTTTCTTGCTCTGCGTATTTGTAGAACTCACCACCAAAATTAATACGTCTAAACAAATCAACAAATACAGTCTTCTTTTTAGGGATGTCTGTAATTCCTGATCTCATTGGAGCGAAATCTAAACCACTATCAATATCTCCATAAGTAGCTGTTGTTTTCACCTCAAACTTAACAGATTTAGCATTATCAGCCTTTTTAGAAATAGCCTCTAATTCTGTTGCTTTAGATTCAAAAACCTCATCTAAAGCACCTTTAGGTTTTTCAACAGACTTTACTTCTTTCATTTTAGCTACTTCTGTACCTAATTTAATTTGTTCTTCTTGTGAAGATTTAAGTTTAGTCTCTAATTCTGATGTTTTAGCTTCAAGATCAGATACTTTTTTGATTTCTTTTAATTTCATTTCAGACTCAAAAGATTCTTTAGCTTTTAAGTATTCTGTTTGTGCTTCTGCTGTCATAGCTGAAACTTCTTCGATAGATTTTTTTACAAATTCCATTTTAAAATAATAAAGGGTTTATACTCGATTTAATTTGAACCTCTTTACCTTCATCTGTTTGAGTGGCTTTAACCTGCTCAAATGATTTCAACTGTTCTTCTAGTTCTTTTATTTTTAATTCTAATTGTTTACATCTTTCATCTGAATACTCTCCTTTTTCTAGCATCTGTTTAATATCTAGTAAAGGTGTTTCACCGTTAGCACCTAAGAAGTTTAAAGAGCTATACTCTTTTAGGTCTACTTCTTTAAGAATGTTAGCTTTCTTTTCTTCGCTCTTTTGTTCTTTGACTGTTACATACCCTATCGAATGTTCTAAAGTATCTCCATTGTCAGCCATGAATTTATAATCTGAATAAATATCTTTAACAAACTGTTTTTCAATATTCATTTTAGATACAATATCAAGCCCTGACGAACTCTTTGTTATCTCAATAGGTAAACCTACCAACTTACTCCAATCATGGTCTTGAAGGTGTTTAATACGTGTCCTTTTACCACTATTAAAAACTGATATAGTTTGGTTAAATGCTTTTTCATCCATTATATCCCCGTAAGAATCAATGTTACCAAAAGCACTCACACGAATTTTAACTATCCCTTTTTCGTCTATATCTTCAATAGAAGACTTTGTATTAAACAGTTTCATTATTATCTACTATTTCAGTTCCTACAATCATTATTGCCTTTTCTTCTTCATATCCCATTACCTCTACCAAAGTAGCTATCTTAGACTCATTAGATATTGGAGATGTTAACACGCTAGTAATAGCTTCAATATTAATCTTGTCTTTTTCTGCTTTAGTCTTTTGATCTTCTTGAAGTGAATCAATACCAGATAAATCTTGTACTATTCTAAGCTCTTTGTTTTCAAAAGAATTATAAGCAGGTATAATAGAATCATACCCTCTAATTATCTTGTTATTATTAGGGATTACAGCATCGGTATAAAGCTTTTTATCAGCTATCTTTAAGTTGTCTAATGTTGCATTATCCCAATCATTAAACAATACAGAAGGAACACTAAAAGCATTACACAAAGTCCTCATATCAACATAACCGCCTTCAATCATCTGCATTTGTTGAGATGACATACCAAGACTAGCAACATTAAGATTAGCACTACTAACAATGTTTTTACCAAACTTATCAGCCCCGCCTAATAACTTATCTGTATTTTTTTGAATCTCTAGCCTTTGGTCTTCTGTCATTATAAGATCAGTACCACTAGAAATAACATTGGAAGCTCCACCATTTGACAACATTGATGCAGTAGCTAAACTTCTATTATTAGAACTCTTTAACGTGTTGTAAGCAGCTTGTAAAGGGCTTAACCCTCTTTGTGATTTAATGCCTTGTATAGAAGGGTCTAAATACTTGTTATGTATTATTTCTTCTGGCATATAGTCTATTAATGTGGTATCTAACTTAGCATATTGATAACGCTGTATAGATTGGTCTGAATTATAAAGCAAATCAACCAAGTTAGACTCTAATAATTCAAGCTCTGTAACTAGATCAAAAGAAGATGTTAACTTTTTCCAAAATATATCCCCTGTATTAAGGAGGTAAACCATAGTATCAAACCTAAAGTCTTCTTCTTTTATTAATGAGCTAGGGTTTTTAACCAATATGTTTAATGAGCTTTCTTCGTCTATCTCCCATCCGTCAGGGGTTTTTTGCTCTACAACAAAAGGAATTACTTTTCCTACTTCTGCTATCTTTTTTATGATAGGATAAACATCTGGATTAGATACATAACCTTCATTTATTAGCTTATTGTCTTCTTGTAATCCATTAAAAGAAAAATGATTATTAATTGATTCCCCTATTACGACAGAAGAACCCAACCCGCTAATAGATTTTTTTTGAGTAGTATTATTGAATAGCTTTTTTAATATATTCATTATAATATTTTGCTATTCGGTAAAAATACAAAATATTATTTTGTTAAACTAAGGTATTAGATGAGTGAGGGCGTAACGGATGCCATCAATGATATGGTTGTGATCGTCAATAGGTACAGTTTTAGTTCCTTTGTCTATCCAAGCATAGTTATTAAGCTCTTTAATTAGGTTGGTAGAGTCAGGTGATACTATCAATTGATAAGATTGCATTTTCTTAATCCCTGCTAAAATAGAATTAGGTTTCTTAACTACTGGATAAATGTTTAAACCTGCCCCCCTTATCTCGTTTATTAGTCTTAGTTCGCTGTTATCTGCTATTATGTTATTTTTTCCACAGTTAGTGATAAAAGCCTGTGTAAGCTCTTTAGTACCTAAATGTTTACCGTATAGTATTTCCTTTAGATATATTTTATTCTTTGATACAGCTACTTTAACTATTGTTGATGGATCGTTAGCAAAACCCCAATCAGCCCCAAATATAAAAGGGAGCGAGTTGTCAAATTCTCCTGTTTCCCAGTTCTCAAATATTACACCATCTGCTTTATCTAACCAACCTCCTAAATATGTGTTTACATATTCTTTAATAGCTTCTTTTTGTTGATGTTCTGTTAGTGACTTTTTAGTATATGGGTCTATTCCTTTTTTAGCTTTTACTCTACAAACAAAAGCTTCTTCTAACCAATCATCATCTAAGTAATCAACACCTAATAAATATGTCGTATGAATATGCTCAACTTTAGGATGATTAGATACCAAAACTTTAAAACCGTCTATATCTACATATTTCTCATGACCTAACACCCATTTCTTATAAATAAAATGCTCTGGTGTAACAGGGTTCATAACCCAAATAACCCTATTTTGTTTTGTTTTTGACCGTATAGATTTATTTATTCTATCAAATTCAGCTTCATCAATAAAGTCTTCACCTTCTTCTATTACCCATGTTGTTATACCTGACAAAGATTTAAGATTACCTGTATTACTTTTTGATGATGCTTTGATACCAGTAAACCATATAAAGGAATTTGTTTTAAGGTTTATTATATGTGTTCTAGTGATGTGAAAACTACTATCTAACCCTAACCTTTCAATTGCTTTTTTAAATTCTGGTATAATAGATTTTTCAGCTGACGACATTGTATAACGAGAAAATAAAACGCCTTCTCCTTTTTCGTATGTAAGCCTTAATATAAAGTCATGAGTTGAATGAGATTTTAAAGAACCCCTACCCCCTGTAACAAAAAAATATCTTTTATTTGAATAATATAAAGGCTCATAAGATTCATCAATACTATTAAGCCCCACTATCTAAGTCTTTAAATTTATCCTCTAATGATTCAATACCTTTCTTACTACCGTTAACCCAACCAATAACAGGTATATCTACAGACTCTCCATTAGTTGTTACGTCTATTTTATCTTGTGGCTTACCGAAACCATACTCTAAAAGTGATTTAAAGTGGTTGTATGATCCTTCATCAGCAAAATCTGCTAACCTCTCAAATGCACCTCCTTCACTACCCCACTTCTTAACCATAGCTTTAATAGCTAGTATAGATGTTTTTTCTTCATCTATCTTTTTTGGTCTTCCTGCTCCTTCTCTAGCTCCTCCGTTGTTTTTTCTCTGGTCTTCCAATTGAAAATAAATTGTTTAATCAATTCACAAGATACAAAAAAACCCTAACTATTCAGAAAGGGTTTAAAAGCGTATTAAGCTTTATCATCAAGGCAATTTGATTTTTAACAAGTTACAAATACTGTACCAAAATTACAATATGTTTAATATCAAATAGTTATATAATTCTATAAACATAACATTATACTCGTTTAAGTGTTTTTACCTATTGAATCTAATATTGTTATATGATGCTTTAGTTTTGATCTTAAAAAATCTCTCTCTCCATGTGATACTAGATTCATATTTGTATTAAAAAAATCTACGTGTTTACTGTCTGAATTAAAAGAGTCCATCCCCTCCCAATAGTTCATATAAAAAACTGTATTATCTATTATCTTGTATATAAAATAATAAGTGTTGTCGTCTTTTAACCACTTTAACTGTAAAGCGTTTATTTTATCTCTAGCTTGTTTCTTGTCTCTTGAAAATATAGAATCTTCTATTCTTTCTATTTCTATTTCAGTGTCTAACTTTCTTTTTTTTGCTTCTTCTAATTGTTTCTCTAAACTCATTTTTTTTCGTTTAATACTTCTCTTATTAATTTTTTTATAGTTTCTTGATCTTTCGGGTTGTTTGCTATCCCTCCATAAGCGAAAGGAGTACGCCCATAACCGTCTAGTTCTCCATAATAACAACCGCCATTAACTATAAACCTTCTTATTTTTATATCATTGTCGATATTGGGGTGAAAAGGTTTTATTTGTTTTATAACAGGGTGTTTATATTCGTAACTGTTACATTCTTTTGGTGCGGGTTCTAGTCCATAATCTTTTTTATGACATGAAAAGAATAACGCGGTTATTAATAAGTATTTCATTTTAAATATAGTTCTACTGCTACTATTGGATTTATACCCATACTAAAACACTCTTCAAAATGTAATGTATTGTATTTATCTAAATCTCTGTTTAAAATTTTTTCGACTTCTTTTTTATAAGTGTCTTTAGAATCACAGCTGTAATTAAATCTTTGTTTTGCGTTTATCATAATTGTTTTTTTTTCAAATGTATAAAACTGGTTAAACTATCACAAGATAAAAGTTAATTATCTAGGTAGTGGAGTTATTTTAGTTTCTTTTTTATTGCTTCTGCATCTGTTACCACAGTTATCACATCTGTATTCAGTATAGACATTAGCATAAGTTGTATAATCGCTAATAGGTTTTATTTTTTCGGATTCGCAGGAAGGGCAAACTAATTTATCAGTATCTAAAAATAAAGATAGGTTAGGATGCGGCATGATATAAGGTCTTAATTTCAAGTAAACCTCTTCATTAATTAATATATCACCATCATTGTAAACTTGCATTTTTTTTAATGCTTCTTTATCCCCTTCAAGACATTTTACCCACATATCAAATCCCTCATGCTCTACTTTTTTTCCTACTCCTAACTGTTGAGCAATAAAATCTAATTTGTTAGAATGAAATGCAAATTGTTTTCTAGCATGGTGTAAAGTATCAATCATTAAGAAGCTTGAAGGACTATTAAGACCATGTAATAAGAATCTAGTATTTAGCTTCTTTATATCAAACTTTTTAATGTTGTGACCTATGATAATATCCGCTTCATCTAATAAGCTCCAAATAGATAGCATTATACGTCTATCGTTTTGTTCTAACGCTTCTTTAGGTGTTAGCTTATCATTAAATACATAATCATCAAATAACCACTTAGCAGACCATGTAAGACAAAACCAATCATTTATTAACTGGCAATCATTTATGTTTTGTTTCCATTTACCCCAAACATAAGCTTTTGTTGGTGCTGTTTCAATATCGAATATTAATATTTTAGCTGTTTTAGGTGCTTCTTTAGTGTTTTCTCTAATCTCTTTTACTTTGTGCCATTGTTGAGGTGTTATGTTGTATCTAGGATTCTTTTTAGGGCTGTAATACTCCCTATCTTTAACATTTAACCCTAATGCTTTAGCTTCGTTTGGTTTTAATCTTTTTCTTACCTTTTTCATGCCTTAATATTAGTTTTGGTAAAGATAAAAAAGCAAGATAATAATACCTTGCTTTTTCAATTTATTCTTTTACATAAATATACCCCCAATCAATTTGCATATTAATTTCATTAATATAATAACTTTCTATTGGTTTTCTAGTTTCTGGGTCAAAAACCATTCTTTTACTTATTGAATCTTTCCAAGGGTCTTTCAAATAATAATTATCACCTTGTTTAAACTGATTTTTAACAGCTTTTTTATAACCATTTAAACTTCTTGTGTTAATTTCTTTTGTTAACCAAGGTTTTTTACTCTTGTAAGTACCCATATACAATAGGATCTAAATTTGGTTTAAAGTATTTTTCTCCTTTTAAAACTTTACCGTCATTCCTGTAAATTGGCTTTCCGTTTTTGTCCAGTTTAGACATATTAGACGCATGAACCTCATCAAATAAAGGTTCTTCAATAAGTTGCATACCGTGACGAATAAACATACCGCTTAAAACATATTTAAGGTCTGTTAAAGCATCTGCAACCTCTACTAAATCACCATTATCACAAGCTTCTTTATATTCTTGTAATTCTTCCATCATCAAAGATACCCTTAATTGAGTTTCAGCAGGAGGTATCAAAGTAGGCTCTTTAGCTACATAAATATTAAAAGATTTATTAAATTCTTGAACTTGTTCTGTTTGCTTAATCATAATCCTTTTATATGTCTTTGTGCTTCGTAATTATTACTCTTTAAATTGTTTGTTTTTATGAAGTTGTAAGGGTTAATAGCTACAACCATTTTACTATCTTCTGAATCGTAGTAACACCCATTTCTTAAAAACCTGTCTTTGTTTGGACTTTTTTGATTTGTCATTAGTCTTTTCTTTTTCTTGTTTCTCCTCCTTTAACCTGCCATTTGTTTGTAAGTTCCCATTTTTTACCTATGTATCTAATATCTCCAGATTCAAAATCATCAGATTTATTGGCTTCAATATCTGAATACATATCTTCCTCACTAGAATACGCGTATCTTACATTTTTATTATTGTTGTCAATAAAGAAATGAGTTACTTCTTCATTGTTTTTCGTGTAGTCAATTAACTGTATCATAATCTATTTTTATTTATTTCTTTTCTGTAATCCGCAATCTTTGCCATGTCTTTTTCTATGCTATCTTTTTTACCTAGTCTTAACTGGTATTTTAACAAATTACCTTTTAAGAATCCTTGATACTCTTCAATGGTTAGATAAGATTTAATAATATCGCTACTATCTACTCCTTCCCATTGTAAATGGTGGTTATTGTCTTTATTGTTCATCTATTTTACTTTTTTATACTCCTTTGCAAAATCTTCTTCACATCCTAAAAAGATTTTTTGAATATCATTCCTTTTTTTGTGAATATCTAATTTATCTTGGTAATTATTTTTATCTAAGTAGTTATTAAAGCTATTTAAAAGCCCTATCAAAGTGTTTCTATACGGTGATATTGATGATGTGTCAAGTTGTTTAATTCTATCGCTTAGAATGTAAATTTCATAACTTAAAAACATCATAAAATCATTTAATGATTCTCTTTTAGAAAGTATCTTTTTCTTTGCTTTATTTCTGTGGTTCTCTATTTGAGAACAAAGATTAAAATGTAGTTGAGCTGTTAAGTCTGATGATAACCAATTTTGATTACTATGGTCAAATCTTGATATTAGCAACCTTAGTTTTTTCTTAACAGATTGATCTACCTTAGAGTTTAAAACGTACTGTAAATCATCAAACATCGCTTCGACGTATGCTGTGAATATTATGGTAAAAGCTAAGTTCTCGTTTGTTATAGTTCTTTGTGTTTGAACTGGATAAGTCAAACCTATTTTTCTATCTGGGTGTTGTGTGTATATCATATTTTGCTCCAATAATGTTCAAATTTTTCTTTAGGATCGTTCTTTTTTTGTTGATGTCTATTTCTTGCTTCTATTTTGTGTTTTTTTGTTTTTTCGTGGTCTTTATAATAGTATTTTTTATTCTCTTCTTTTCTACAAACTTTGCAAGTTCCTTTATGATTGTCTTTCAATCTATTTGTTTTATCTCTGTGAAATTGCCTTAAAAGTTTCTCTTTACCACATTTATTACACTTCTTTTTAATAACAAAATTATCATTAGTTTCTAATATCAAAGAAGCTTCCCAAAAAGAAAAACCGTTATATTTTAGTGTTGCGTGTTGCGTGTTTTTGTCTCTTCTTTTTTCTAGTAGGTAGTTGCAAATTTCTTGTTGCTTATCAAAATATTCTTTAATCTCCATAAACCACCTCTATTATTTGCCAATTTCTTGTTGGGTATCTAGCAGTTAATAAACTCCCATCATCACATTTAATATAAAATTCATGGCAATAGTTAACGACCTCCGAGTTTATAGCTTCTATTTTCACTATCCACTCTTTGTCGAAGCTGTGTTGAATTATGTAAGTTCTCATAATTAAAAATTGCTTTTGTTTGATATAAAACCCCTGCGAATATCGCAAGGGCTATGTATAGTTTTATTATTACTAATGGTTTATCCATATTAAAACGGTAAATCGTCTTCTACGTCTGTTTCTGGGATTACTGCTTCTGGTGTTTCTCCTTTTGGTTTTGAACTTTCAGCCTTAAACACTTTCCAACAAGACAAAGAAGTGAAATACTTACCTTGCCACTCGTTACAAGAAACGTTAAAATCTACATCAACAACATCACCTACTTTATTATACTTATTAAAGTTTTCTACCTTTTCATCTCCGAAAAGTTCAAAGGCATAAATATTGTTGTATTGTTCGGTTGTTTCTCCTACAAAAGTTAGTTTTTGCCATTCTTTACCAGATTTTGAAGTTCCTTTTTGTACTTTTAAAACCTTTGTAATTGTTAAATTTTCTACTTTCATTTTATTATTTTGTTAACTCTAATTTAAACTCTTTTACTAACTTTGAGTACTTCTTTTGATTTTCTAACGACATTTTTTTATACTCTTCTCCTAAAGAATCAACTGTTTTACAATCTCTTAATACCTTAACTTCTTTAGGTTCTTCTATTGTTTTTCTTTCTGGATTATCAATATCATCTTCTTCAGTTGAAATATGAAAATATTTAAGAATAAAATATCTTTCTGCATAAGTTAAAGCAGAACCTAAACCTTTTTCCCAATCATTTTGACCGTTAGCCCCAAATAAATTTTCATCTTTTTCACCTGTTTCAACATCTACCCAAGTAAACCTCATCATTACCTTAGATAGTATTTCAGACTTATCAGAATACTTGGTTTTGTAATCTTGTCTACTGTTTTCTATACTTATAACCTCTTGTTTTAATAATATTCCTTGTTCATCCATTAAAGGCTTAATAAAGCTTAATAATTTGTTACCAGTAACATAACTAAAATTATGGCTTTCTTTATCCTTAGAAAGTCCTTTTACCTTCTTTTGGATATTGTGTAATTTCTTATAAATACTCATATCTGTTTTTTTTGGAATCCAATATTAACACCCTTTTTTTAATATTCCTATAATTTAACATACTTTTTACCTCCTAATTCTATTATTTTTCTTGTGCTTCTTACTCCATTTGGTGT